TAAAAAATCTACAGGTGCAAAATTAGAAAGCCCTCTATGGCTTGATCAACCTGATATGCGCCAGCCACGTAGCGTTACAATTGCATACACAGTAGATAGTTTGCTGTTTTACGGTGTTGCTTATTGGCGCGTTACATCACTATATGCTGATGACGGGCGGCCTAGTGGGTTTGAGTGGGTATCTAATACTCGCGTAACAGTTACAACTAATGAGTATGGTGATGAGGTACAGTATTACAGCGTTAACGGTGAGCGCGCCCCTATGTCGGGTATTGGCTCACTCGTTACTTTTCAATCACTATTACCTGGCGTATTAGAAACAGGCGCGCGTACTATTCAAGCTGCAATTGACGTACAAAAGGCAGCAAGTGTTGCCGCTGCTACACCTATGCCAACAGGCTTTATTAAAAATAGCGGTGCTGATCTACCTGAGGCACAAATTAGCGGTTTGCTGGCTGCCTGGAAAGCTGCACGTGCATCACGCAGCACAGCGTATTTAACTAGCACTTTGGATTATCAACAGGTTGGCTTTTCGCCCAAAGAAATGACCTATAACGAAAGTAGCCAGTATTTAGCTACTGAAATTAGCCGTTTAATGAACGTACCCGCCTATTACATCAGCGCGGATATGAACAACAGTATGACATACCAAAATATTTTAGACGGGCGCAAAGAGTTTGTTGCTTATTCTTTGCAGCCTTTTATTAGTGCAATTGAAAACCGTTTATCAATGGATGATATTACGGCGCACGGTAACGTTGTGCGCTTTGCACTAGATGAAACCTTTTTGCGAGCAGATACAGCTGCACGTTTGGATGCAATTGAAAAGATGCTAAATCTAGGTTTAATTGATTTAGAGCAAGCGCAAAGTATGGAACAACTAAGCCCTACGGGCCTAAATGAGGGGATAACAACAAATGATATTAACCTTTAGCGGTAACGTTGAGGCTGTAGATAGCGGTGAGCGCCGTACTATCTCAGGCAAAATTGCACCGTATGGCGAAATTGGATATACCTCAGCTGGCAAAGTTGTTTTTGCTGAGGGCTCAATCGTTGCAGCTGAACCTAGCCGCGTAAAACTTTTAATGTCTCACGACAACTCAAAACCTGTAGGGCGTATGCAGAGCATTACATCAGCTAAAGACGGTTTATATGCAAGTTTTAAAGTAAGTGCCTCATCACGTGGTACTGATGCCATTTTGCTAGCCCAGGAGCAATTAATGGACGGCTTATCCGTTGGTGTTGAGGTCACAGCATCAAAGCCTGAAAAGGATTATCTCCTGGTCACCGCTGCCACCTTACGCGAGGTGTCACTCGTTGAGAGCGCTGCTTTTGCCAGCGCCGCGGTGCAAAAAATTGCTGCACAAGCTGGCGAGCTGCCAGTAGATGCAGCTTTATCTACAAGCACAAAAGTTACGACAACTAACACCGTAATAAACACAACAACAACCGAAACCGAAACCGAAACCGAAACCGAAACCGAAAGCGAGGCCGCTGTGACTACAGCCCCCGATCAATCCGCACCTGAGGCAGTAGATGCCACAGAGCAGGCTGCACCTACAGTAGAGGCAGCTCGTAAAATCATCCTACCTAGCGCGCTTAACTCACAGCGCGTACGTACACCTATTACATCAATGGCTACATACACAGAGCATAAGATCAAGGCAGCTATGGGTAATGATGAGTCAAAGCTATACGTAACCGCAGCTGATGACTCATACACAACAAACCCAGCGTTTAACCCTACTCAGTACCTTTCAGAGTTTGTTTCAAATACAAACTTTGATACACCTATGATTAATGCTCTTAGCTCAGGTGCTTTGCCACCTACAGGCAATACAATCCAGGTGCCTTCACTCGTGACATCAGCGGGTGGCGGAAATGGTGTAGCACCTGTTGTAACTTTTGAGGCTGAGGCTGGAGCCGTACAAAATACGGGTATGGTCACAGAGTACCTAACAGGTACAGTAAAGAAGTACGCAGGTATGAACACACTTAGCGTAGAGCTTTTAGAAAGAGCGCAGGATCCTAACTTTTATGCTGAGCTCACAAATCAGCTACAGCGCGCTTACTCACTAGCAACAGATGCAGCTGTAATTGCTGACGTTGTTGCAGGTGGCGTACAAGGTACAGCTGTAGCAGCTACATCAGCTGGCATTATCAGCTACGTATCTACTGAGTCTGCAAATATCTACAAGAACACAAGCTACTTTGCACGTAACTATGTTGCAGGCCCTTCACAATGGAGCTTGCTAATGGGTGCAACAGACTCAACAGGCCGCCCTATTTACAACGCAGCGCAGCCTATGAACTCAGGCGGCCTTTCAACACCTACCTCAATCCGCGGTAACGTGTTAGGCCTTGATCTATACGTTGATCATCAAATGGTAAGCACAACTATTGATGACTCAGCCTTCATTGTCGCACCTGAGGCTATGACCGTATATCGCTCACCACAGGCGTATATGTCAGTTAACGTAGTTTCAAACCTACAGGTACAGGTTGCTATCTATGGCTTTATGGCAACTATCGTAAAAATGCCTAAGGGCCTTGTACGTTACAACCTAACCTGATAACAACCCACTAATAGTTTGGTAGGGCTCTTAGCCCTTTGAGCCCTACCAAACCTTTTAAAGTAAGGAGTACACAAATGCCAGCAACCTACGTAACGGCTGCAACACTTAAAGCCTCTTTGGGTGTTGGCACCCTGTACGACTCTTACACCTGGATTGAGGACACCTGCCAGGCAGCACAAGATTTAATTAATGGCTTTTTGTGGTTTGACAGCGCACCTGTTGTTGGCACAGCTTTGGTTGATAACGTAGCTACTGTAATGATCGCTAACCCAGGTATTTTTACAACTGGCGAAAGCGTGACAATTGCGGGTGCTGGATCAACTTTTAACGGTACCTACACAATTACAGGCACAGTACCTTTTAGCACAGGCACAGCTAATATTTTGCCAGCGTTTAATATGCAGCTTAACTATTGGCAATTTCCACAGGGCTACAGCTTTATCCAGTATGCAAAGACAGCTGCCAACCAAAACTTTAGGCGCGTATTGCCATACGGCACTATGACAGGTGACGATACAAAAACAGCAACGTATGCAAACACACCTGCAATTAATGCAGCTGCACTAATGCTTGCTGAAAATATCTGGACAGCACGCTTTAGCACACAAAACGGCGGCACAAGCGTTGACGGCTACAGCCCTAGCCCGTTTAAAATGTCAAATACACTTATGGCCTCTATCAGAGGGCTTTTAGCGCCGTACCTCTCACCCGCGGCTATGGTGGGCTAATGGCTGCAATAACAACTTTACGTACAACAATTGCTACGGCTCTTACTAATGCAGGTGTTTGGAGCGTTTTTGCCTACCCGCCAAGCAACGTATTGGCCAACAGCGTATGCGTTGCCCCAGCTGATCCATATATCGCGCCAGGCAATAACTCATACGCAACTATTGCGCCTATGGCTAACTTTAAAATTATTATGACCGTACCTATGTTTGACAATGAGGGCAACCTAAAAGGCATAGAGGACACAATAGTAGCTGTGTTTAAGAAACTAGCAGCAAGCTCTATTGTTTTTAACGTTACCGCTGTATCCGCACCCGCTGTATTGAGTGTTGCTAGCGGTGACCTTTTGACAGCTGATCTACAAATATCCGTACTAACGAGCTGGGAGTAATTAAATGGCATTATCAGATGAAGAAAAAGCATTTTTAATCAAAATTGGGCAAGGTTTGCCAAAGGAGATTAAAGAAACCCAACCTAAAGAAACAACGACACAGAAAGTAGAGGAATAGCCCAAATGGCGATTTTCTTATCAAACGGCGTAACGGCTACTCTAAATAGCGTAGTCCTATCTGATCACGTTACAAGCGCAACAATCAACCGTAGCTTTGATGAGCTAGAGGTTACAGCTATGGGCGATAGCGCTCATAAGTTTGTTAAGGGCTTAGAGGCCAGCACTATCACTTTGGATTTTCTAAATGATGATGCAGCCTCAGGTGCTGGCGCTGTTCGCGCAACACTACAAGCTGCCTGGGGTACAACCGTGCCACTAACTCTAAAGCAGACAAGCGCGGCGGTTTCAGCAACCAACCCGCTATACAGCACTACGGTTTTGGTCAACAACACAACCGACATTAACGGCACCGTTGCTGATGAGTCAACACAGAGCATTACTTTTACGTGTAACTCACCTATTGTAATTACAACCGCATAACAAACTAGAAAAGGGGCTAACACAATGGCAAGACTTAAAATCACAAGGGCTAACGGCGATATTACAGAGCATCAGATAACGCCGCGTATTGAGTATGCCTTTGAGTTATATGCTAAAAAAGGTTTTCATAAAGCCTTTAGAGATGATGAAAAGCAAAGTGATATTTATTGGCTTGCCTGGGAGTGCATACGCACAAGCGGCGAGACAGTAGAGCCTTTTGGGGCCGCATTTTTAGATACCTTAATACGCGTTGAGGTATTAGATGATGCCCCTTTGGAATAGTGGGGCGCGGTAACTTTGGTTACCTCATAGCGCAGCTAGCCGTTGAAACGGGTATCGCGCCCCAGTATTTACTAGACCTTGATGACGTAATGCTACGCAATATGATCAGAGTTTTACACGATAGAGCTAAGGAGCTACAAAATGCCAGTAGAGCTAGAGGGGG